TCTAACACATTTGGTTGTATTAATATACCAGTAAGTTTATCAGCTCGAGCCGGAAGTAATTGTTCCAATTGTTTGAAAAATGACAAATCAAACAATGTAAACATTTTGATATATGCATTGATATCATTTCTGTCTGCATATTTTTTCCAATATCCTTGTGCTGCTTGAATCAATCTAGGATATGATTTTGATTCTTCTTCACCTGGATCGCCAATATATTGATCTAAATCTGTAAATCCTAGTTGTGCAATGATATCTTCATCAATCATTGTTTGTGGAGAAAAATATACTCCTAATTTTTTACTGTCTAATGGTGCTCGATCAAATTGACTACGTTCTGCTCTAGTTTTAACATCTAACGTGCCAACTAAATCATTCGATTCAATTCGTATTTTGTTGTCATCAAATGTACCAGCCCCTAATGATATAGCATCATAATAATATGTTTCTTCAATTGAATCATACGGTGTTGCTAATGACCAGCCTGCAAATGAAGCTGATAAACTAGATGATACAGGCTGAACTCCGGGTAAACTACCTGTTTGTGTGTGATTTATTTTTTGAGTAAGAGGTAATCTAAATAATAATTCATCATATGCATCTACGTTACCATTATATGCAGCTGGTGCTTTAACATGATTATTAAATGCAGAATCATTTAAGCTAGAAGACCAAAAACGTAATTCTTGTAATTGACCTACCAATCTACTACCACCGATTGCAGCCCCTAGTACTACAGAGCCCGTTAACGGTAACGTAACTCCGGGTTCAGATGCTGATACCGCTGCTACTATTTTTCCATATTTAGATTTTTTTACAATTAAATCTAAATCACTACCATTATTTCTAATTAATACCGATGCCCAATCTCCATCAAATACCGATATCGGTGCTGTTTGAACACCTCCATTAATTGAAAATACGCCTTTATCACCACTTTGAAAATCTAATATAACACGTACATCATTTGCATCAATATTAAGAACATTCATTGAATTTGGAAGAAATGGATTATCTTGTACATTATCTGTTCGGAAACGCAGTTCAACCGCATTCAATGGCAAGTTATTATAGTTTACAGTAACCGTACCAGCTGCACTTGCACTTAAATCTAATGCATAATCAAAATTCAATTTTTCATATACCGGAGCTCTTTCTAATCTAGGCCCACCATATTCATTAATTGATATCATCGATTGCGGAATACCATAACATGATAATAAGGCTTGAACACTGCGTTTAGTACCTTTAGATTTTAAAAGTAATGGCAAATTATTTACAATTCTACGCCATATGGTATATGTACGATCCTTTGCCGACATTGATGTACCGTTAACGGAATTAGATCCAGTTTGTGGTGCACCGGTTTCTGTTGTACCTAATACATATGACCATAAATCTTGTTGTTGATTTCCATCAATCAAGTCCCATCCAAATTGTTTTGCTACTGAATAAAGTAATTCGTTTGGCATACCTAATTTTGGATTTTCTTCACGCGTTAACGTTTGAGTCATGTGATTGATATAAGTATATAAAATATCAAAATGATGCCCTAACATGTTAACAAATGTAACCGCAGATTGACTATTTGCATCGGATCGGATATATTCAGGAATTGTATATGCTAAAGAATTTATATTTAATGAATCATACTTTGATGCTGAATTAAATAGATTTTCATACCACGATGTAAATTGACTACTAGTTATAGAATATAATGTATATGGTATATTAGCTGTTGATTTAGGAACGGGCTGAATATAACTACCTGTAACGTCTATGACATTTGCAGATAATATTGGCACTTCATATGTAGTTATATTTGAAGATGATTCATAATATAAATATTTTTCAAATGCATCAAATCCGCTAATTAGATTTGTTTTTTGAAGTTGAAAATCAGCTAAATTAGTAGTAGCAACAGATCCAGAAATTTGTGATACTACTGCACTTTGCGATGTATAATATTCTAATAAACTTAATTTGTATTTAAAATTTTCTAAACGTTCGGTTGCTGAACTATAAAATACAAAATTATTAAAATCTGAATAGTCTATATTCAATTGCACTCCGGCTAGACTCCCGGAAAAATATGCATCTACAATTTGTTGTGACGTTTGAGTTGACGAACCTAATAAGTCAGACCATGTTTTAAAACCTGTTTCAGAAGAAATATTAATTGTAGAATTAGCTTCCCAATTTGGATTAGCTAATTTATTAAATTGTCTGTCTGGAGATTTTGTAACAATTGATATGCGATCAATGTATGTATCTTTTTGTTCTTCAACTACCCAACATTTAAAATTTATGTCAATATCTGCAGATAATGGTTCTGCTAATTTAACGTATAAATATTCTCCAATAACAACGCTATTAACAAATAAAACACAGTTATTTCTACTAAAATTTAGCAAATAATTTTTATAAAACCTGTCCGTTGTTTGTTTAACGGTTTGTACATATGATGTAATTTGCGTTAAAAACTGTGGATCATCTGCATCAATAGCACGTAATCTAATTTCCGTACGGTCTGGAGAAATTTCATCAATTCGTAAATGTTGTAAATCATAACTACCAATTAAATTTTTAAAGAAATTGACAGCAATTCGAAATGTACCTGCAGTTAATTTTAATCGTTCAAATTCTGCATATAAATCAATAGCTAAAGGTTGTGCCGGGAATTGAATTAAGGCATTTGTTTGTTTATTGCGATATTCTGGTATTTTTGTATTTAGTTGTATGCGATGATTACCCGTAATCCAAGTATCGCCAGCATATACGTGCATTTCAACACGCTGATCTTCCGCCTGTTTATTTATTTCGGTATTAAAATAAATTGCCTCTTCAGCATCAAAACTAGCAAATTCTGTTTTACTACGAGATAAACGTTCTGCAGATATAGAACCTGAAGCCGTTTGTATTTGTTCGATATTTTTATATTGTGTTAACATTAGCTAATTTCTTGATTCCATTCATCTACATTTTTACTTGCATCTGTAACTACCCAATATGTTTGATCTGCAATTACAAAATGATATGCCGAATCAACATTTTGTCCAGCTTTTGCACCAATTGATATAGTTTCACCAATTTCAAATTCTTCATTTCGTATAATTAATTCTAAATCTAAATTTTGAATTTCATATTGAGCTATAGAGCCCCATGTTGAATTTCCGTCAGATTGATTTGCATATGGACCTTTCCATTCTCTTTCTAAACCTCGTTCTGGAGAATTTAATACTATGGAAAAATAAGCTGTACCATATCCTGCAGCATCAGCCTGATATTTATGTTGCAATTTAATTCTAAAACGTAAATCTTTTCCAGAGTTTTTAATTTCTTTTGTAATAAAATATCCATTGATATTTTTCTGTGGTTGGCCATCAACTACGTCATCCATTAAAATACCAGAAAAATTAGCAGCTGAGATTCTAAAATCTTCAGATGGCTTATAACGAGCATATACAAGATCTTGTTCTATGACATCATCTAATTCTGGAATTGTTAAATCTACATCAACTTGTGGAGTATCAATAACACGAACCGTTGCTGGAAATTTAAAGTATTGAAACTGTGTATCTAAAACTTTTAAAACTGAGTTAAGTGTTATACGTGTTGCAACTGGTTCAATTATAAGCAAAGGATTTGTTTGAGAATTAGCTTCCAATTGTACATTTCCTGCATCATCTCTAGGAACAATGTTTGTATCATTTGATGTTACAGTTAAATTACCTTGATATTTTGCAACCTGTTGTAATTGTAACGGGTCTCGTAATCTAGGGTTTAATCGTATTGGTCTTAACATTATCTAACTACTTTAAAATATACATCATCATCAACATACTGTTCTGTAAATCCATCTTTGATTTTGAATTGTAAACGATAATATCGTTCTGGCATAAAACCATTCATATCAATGTAAATGTAATTACTAGTATTATCACAACTTACTTTAGTATAAATATCATCGTACGGAATTATGGTTTCATCTGTAGCAGCATCTAATATTGTATAAAATGTATTTGCTGGTAAACGTTTAACGTTTTGTGTTGGAAATAAATTTGTAGGAGATTTTTGTGGATATTTATCGCGTGCATAAACACGTAATTTAATAATTTCAGTGTCTCGATATTCTGATTTTAATTTAGTAAATACCGTATATGATTCTAAATCAACAGCTGATAATGAAGATGAATACGTTGTATCATTCCAATACATTGTTAGTTTAGGAACATATATTGTATGAGTTTCTTTACTAAAAAAGTCAATATACCCCGTTACTGCATCATTTAATTCATCTGCATCTGAAAATTTAAGAATAAATCCGTTATTTGCAATCGATTGACTGTTACTGCCACTTATCCATTTTAAAATTAAACCAGATACGTCTAATGATAAATCTGTTGTTTGATATGAATATGCATATGAGCTAGAAAATGATGTACTTCCGGTACTATACAACCAACTACCACCTGCACCTGAACCTGAAACTCGTATACCCGACGTTCCTAGATCAATTTGTTGTGAACTAGATATCCATAAAGAATCAGATTGCGAATCTAAACTCCAAGATGTATATGGGGTTGCCCATTGAACGCCATTTGAAATTATCGGATTTGATGCTAAATATCCCGTACCATTTATCCATGGCTGTGCAACCATTTTTGCTTCTAATGTATATTCCGCAGGTAAATTCTTTGCAGTACTAGTATATAATTGTAATATAAATTTACAAGAATTCACATTAATGGCATATTTAGATACTACATCAGTAATTTCTGACATATTAAATTTAACTAAAGCCCTGGATTTTTGTAACGTTTCACCATCCGTGCCATAACGTTTTCCAACTTCTAAAATTTCATCTAATCCAGTATTAGTTGTGTCTAATCCTTCATATACAGTAGCATCAGATTCAGCGTAAAATATTCTAAACATAATATACTTTTAGTATAAATATTCAAAACTTAATAACTTACTACTCTACCTCGAATATCTTGATTCGTAAATCTAATTTCAAAAATACTAGGATCCAATGAAGGATAAATTACTCCATTACGTGTTGCAGTTTGTAAATCATATGTATTACCGGAATATCCAAAATCAGTATCATATAGATTTAAAAATTTAACTCCTACTACATTTTGTACTCCTTTAATATTAGCTAATGTTGTATTTACATCTGATTTAATTATAGGTTGATTGATTTGCCATTTATCAATATTAAACATATCTTTAATAGAATTTGTACATTTTAATAATATTTCATTTGAATTATAATTTGGCAATACTGTAATTTCAAAGTCAATTCCAATATTGATAATAAATGCATCTTTAATATTTACGGCATCTGTTAATATTCTGTATTGACTTAAATATGTTTTTAAATTTTCTTTAACTGCCTGATTACATTCAATCAATTGTTTAGTTTCATTAAATCCTAATATATACATATTCATTGCTAATGGATTTGCAATACGATTTTGAGAATCTTGTTGTGAAAGTTGATCATCTGGAATGATATATGCTTTTCCAATACTTCCAAATTCAGCTGGCATTGAATATGCACGAATGATATAATCTTCTCTAGTTACTAATCGATTTTGAGTGGCAAAATTAGCCATTGCATTATTTTTAATATCAATAGGACTTTCTGCAGATTTTGCACCAGTTGCAGGTGTAGAATTATTAACTGAAACTGATGTTTTAACAAAATTAACCATTGCGCCGCTATTTGTAGAATTGATATTATCATCATATTCGATACGATCAATTTTTGTTAATACGTTCGAAGAAACATTTTCAGAAATACCATTTGATACTACATACGTTACAGTTAATCTTGTATTTGCTGGAGCTTGTCCATATGTTCTAGTATATAAAAAATTTGCCGGGTCAATATCAATGTCTATAGCTCTACGTATATTAGCTAGACCATTTCCAACATTAGACGGGTTTGGAACTATCTCTTCATCATTATTATCAGAAATTCCAGCACCAAATTGTAATTCCATTCTATTATCACTACGTAATTTTGTAACAAATCGTTTTGCAGTTTTACGTAATTTTAATAAACTAGGCACTGAAGAGCGATATTGTGAAAGATCTGGATCATTTTCTATAATATTGGGTACAGATTCAAAAACGGTATCTTGTGCTAAATATGGAACTTCATACCAACTATCACCATCCGTTTCAGTTACCGATACAATTTCTATAATATTTGTATCATTTAATAAAATTTTATCATATGGTACAGGAGAACTAAAATCAAACGTTTGTGTTTTGATTTCTCCAGAAACAGCACGTACTTGTTTTTTTAATAAAAAATATGTTGGCGTTTTTGTTGCAGGGTCTACTTCATAAATTGTAACTTCTGTTGTATCATATGATGATGAATATCCAAAATTAACATTATCTAATGTACGAAATACTGAAGAATTGCCGGATGCAGGTTTTACGCGCAATCCGGATTTTATAGAAAGTGCATAGTTATAATCAGGTATTACATTAATACCGCTACCAATTGATGGTACAACTTGAAATATATCTAATGTTACATATGCAGGCGCCGAAGTTTTAGGTTTATATCCTAAAGTTTTAGCTAAATCATATATATTTGCTTGTTCAACAGCTTGATCTAAAAATGATTCTCGTAAATTACTGTCTGCATAAAAACTTAAAACATCGCCGACATATGAAGCTAATTCAATAAATAACATGCCCGGGGACGCATCATTGAAATCAGTATAAGTTGTCGGAAAGTATTGTTTAGTAAAATCAATTAGATTTGTTCTAAATTGACTAAAATCTT